CACCTGAGGACATCTTTCAAAAGAAAACAGTCTGATGGCAATCACGATTCAGGAAGCACAGGTTCTGTTTTCCGCGGACGGCATGAAGGCCGTACAGACGGAAGCCGGCAAGGCAGCAACAGCCATGCAGTCAATTGCCAGCAAGGCAGGTGCGGCTGGCAATGCGCTAAGTGGACTTCGGGGTGCGTTCAGCGGGTTGGGTGGAATACTGGCCACAATCGGGGCGACGACTGGCGCGGTGAAGATGCTGCAGCTGTCCGCAGACGCGGAGACCACAGCGATTTCGTTTGAGGTGTTGCTGGGATCTGTGAGCAAGGCGAAAAAGACGCTGGAGGATTTGCGAGCACTCGATAAGAAAACCGTGTTCGGTTTGCCGGATTTGGCCGCAGCACAAAAGTTGATGTTGAATTTCGGCATGGGGTCCGACGAAGCCTTCACGACGCTGACGCAATTGACCGAAGTGGCACAGGGCAACAGTGAGCAGTTGATGCTGTTGGCGCGTGGCATGGCGCAGGTCAAAGCGGCTGGCCGTCTGATGGGCCAAGAGGCCAACCAGCTCATCAACAGCGGATTCGGTCCGCTGTTTGAAATCAGCAAGATGACTGGCCGCAGCATGGCCGACTTGAAGAAGGACATGGAAGCCGGATTGATTTCGTTCGATATGGTCGCGAAGGCACTGGAGGCATTGACGACAGGCAGCGGACGGCTGGCCGGCATGAATGACCGACTGGCCGCGACGACAGCCGGCGCGTACGCAAAATTCAAAACAAACGTGGAGATGACGGCGATAGCAATCGGTTCGGCATTATTACCAGAACTGAATGCGATGCTGGATTCAATCAACGGAACTTCTGAAAGTTTCAACGGCGTTGGGGCTGGGGCATCGTTGTTTGTGGCGAACGCAAAGGCAATGTTTCAATCATTGCAGGACAATCTGGCAGACTTTGCAATCGTGGCCACCGTGGCATTGCAGCAAGTGCCGAACACATTGCAGCTGATGTTCCATGACGTGAAAACGTGGATCGGCCAATTGATCGAATACGCGGCATCTGCCGGAGTATCCATTGCGAGCCGTCTCAGCCCGTCGGTATTGATGGGCAATGCCGAAGCCGTCCCAATGCCCACACTGGAATTTGCGGCAAGCCAGAGTCGGGGCAGTGCGATCGACGCCGTGTTTGGTGAGTTGGAGCTTGCCCGTCGAATGAGAATTGAATCGCGACAGGAAGCGGGGCGAAAGGATCTGGAAAAGCGGGCGAAACTGGAAGCCATGCAGCAGGACCGCGGACAGGCACCGCCAACTGAGTTTGTGGCAGACGTTGCAGCAACAGCGGCAGTGCAGGCCGTGGCACAGGCACAGGTTCAGCGAGGCGGGGCTGTGGAAATGTTCCGCAGCCTGCAGGACAGACTGGCCAAACAGGGCGAAACCGACAAAATAGCGCGTGAGCAGTTGGCGGTTCAAAAGGCAGCGGTGGAAGTGAACAAACAGATTCTGGGCGCGGTGTCGGGCGGATTGTCCGGCGTTGCGATCTTAGGGTGACAGAATGCCGTATCCAGCGTTTCAAGAGCATGAGGACAGCCCGAAAGAGTCCGGCAACAGATCCGGGCAGTTCAATCTGACTCGTATTTTCCTGACGGCATGGAATGACCGCTGGGACTTTGTGGCAGAACACATGCGCAGTGGTCCTTTCGGTTTGCCTGCGTCGTATAGTACCCTTTGGCCTGGGGTGCTGGCGGACTCTTTCGAAATTTCGCGCGTGAGCAACCTGCCAGCGGGTTCGGTATCAGATCCGAACACAGACATCATTACGCATGATGGAACACTAGCCGTCATCACGTTCGTTTATACACCACTTCAGGCGGACCAACTGCAGGCCGGAGACCCAAACGACCCGACACCGTTACCGGCGGGGACGTGGTGCACGTACAACCAAGACAGCAACACAGAATTTCGAACGATACCAGGCCGCGGTTGCAAATGGGAATCTGACAGCGCACTGCTGCCGGCAGACATCAACCAACAAGTGCCAGACAGCGTGACAATGCACACCGTCACATGGAACCAAGTCCAGGTGGTGCCATGGGTGACGTTAGGCAACATGAAAGGATGCGTTAATTCGGCGGCGTTCAGGCTCCCCGGAAGCCCGCAAGTATTTCAGCCTGAAACGCTGCTGTTTGATGGGCTGAAGGACGAGGTGACGTTATCAACAGATGGACAATGGAGCACGCGAAAACTGACGCTGTCCTTCATCGAAAAGGCACAGAAGGCATTCAGCAGCACCGCACGCACCGGAGCGAGTCCGGCAGGTGCGATCATTTACGGGTGGAACCACCAGTATCGCCCCGACACGGCAGACTATGACAAAGTGCTGTCCGCTGACAGCTCGGAAACCATGTTTCAGACGTTCGATTTCAACACGCTGTGGACTTCGCAGGTATGACGCAGGCAGACCGCACACCGCCAGTGTTTGAGTCCGGGCAACGCCTGACAGCAGCGGCGTTGAATTCGTTGGCGCAGTCTGTCGCGAGGATTATCGACCGGATACACGGAACGCAGGTTATTCAGCCGCTGGACTTGTCCGGAAAACTGGCTGGCAATCTGGCGAAGGCCACAAGTTTCAGCACAACACCAGGGACTGCAACCGTCAACATCTGGGGCAAGGACACAAACGGCAACATGATTGACACGGGGCGAACAGAAACCGT